TACATTACCCCCTTCAATCGTGGTAAAACTCCACCTTTCCCAATCATCTCGTTCAGTTTCTCCACAAAAACACCACATATCATAAAACCAACTAGCAGTTCCATCAGGTGTACTAATAAATAACGCCCACCCTTGCTTATCTGCTAAAGCTGGTCTTATAACTTCTGCCCATACGTCTTGATCCATAAATGCTGCTTCGTCTAATACCACCCCCGAAAGACTTCTTCCCCTTAAAGCCATCGCATTTTCTGTTCCCTTTAACTCGATTGTTGATCCATTAATCAATTCTATTCTCAAATCTGTCTCATTCTTAGACTTGACCCATATTTTTGGCACTAACCTCTTTAATTCCTTCCATGCTATATCCTTCGCCATTCGATATGTCGGTGCACAGTAAAAATATGTCTCCCCTGGTCTATTTATTGCCCCACGAAGTAGTTCTATACAGGATAAATATGATTTGCCAAATCTTCTGCCAGCTACAAGAACACGGAATCGTTTTTCACAACTAAAAACTTGACCTTGAGCATATCTTAAACTGATTTCTGGTGCGTTTTTTACTGGCATACACTAAAAAATAACAAATTTTTCAATTATTACCCCCCTTTTATAGCCTAATTTACTATTTCTAGGTTATCATTCAATTATTACATTACTTTTGATTGAGTCCGTGGCTGAATCTATTTTGTCTGGTTTCGTCCCAGAAGATTTTAAAGAACAACAACAAGAGAAGAAAAAAAGACGCTCTAAATTTGCTTGCAATACAAGAGAGCATATCCAAGCTAGAAGTCAAAGGTTATATTCTCGTCAACTAGAAGGTAAGACTACAAGACAACTTGTTTTGGAGCATGCAAAGATTGAAGGTATTGCAGAAACTTCAGCTTGGAGTGATTGGAGTAGAGTAAAACAATGGAATAATGAAGATTGGGAAAAAGATAGAGAAAATATGCTTCCAAGACTTCAAGCAATGAGAGTCAGATTATTTAATAAAGCAATCTCAAAAGGTCAATTACAAACAGCAGCACAAATATTAGATTCACTAGGCAAAGTTATTGGAGAGTCTGTAGAGACAGTCAATATTCAAGCACCTGAACTATCTATTAAAGTAGAAACAAAGTAGTACACATATATTAGTAACGAAGATAACGGATATATATTTAAGTTCCTCGGCGTCCTATATAGAAAAATTTTTTTTGCAACCCTGCCCCTAAACGCTCTAAGGTGGCTGTGTGGCTCTCTGATGCCACTCTGGCAGCCTTTAGGTGTGTTAGTACCTTCAAAATTTTGGCCTGTCTGAAGCGATTCTAGAAGAAATAATAATTACAACAAATTGTTAACTTTGGCCTCACGATAACAGCAAAGTGGATCTATAATACATATATGTAGGTGAATTTATACGCTAGCAATTAGGTTTCTCTTAGGAATCAGAAACCGAACAGAACGACCACCGACCAGTGGAACCGCCCCAGACCTCGAACAACTGCGGAACATTCGAGCTTAAGGATTCATCGGCGTTTGAAATAGATTTTACTTTTTACTTCTAGGCTGTAGCACTCACGAACAATAACAGGCAGCAAAGGGGCTTAACCACTTTGGCAAGTCTTCTTTCTCCCGTCACAGATTACTTCACGAACTAGCACAGCCTACAAGTAAAAGGTAATTACTTTTTACTTATTGTTCATTAACCAAAAGTTAATTTTTAAATTATGACTTTCGCTTATCAAATCACCCAATTCAACGGGATTGACTATTCAACTAAATCTCCAAAATGGAATTTAGTTTCTGAGCGTAGAACACAGGAGCAAGCGTTGGCAGTTTGTCAAAAGCTAAACCAACGCCAACCTTATTTTCATAGAGTCGAAGTTGTTAAGTCTGTAGAGCTTCCAAAGTTCACAGTTTTAAAACCTGCAAGAAATGAAAATCAGACTTTGGTAATCCCTGCAAGTTTTAGAGTCATCAAGAAAAGAAATTGGTTTCAGTCATTCATTAGGAGATTTTTCTAATGGGTGAACAAGAATACAATTTTTATTTTGCTGGTACGAATTGGGCTGAGTGTTTCGATATTCTCAGCCCGTACCAACAAAGATTAGATTATGACTTTGAAACTTCAGAGATTAACAAAAATGAAAATTCAAACACTTAAATTTTTAGTTGTTTTCTTTTCTCTCGGTTGGTCGGTTTACATGGGCAGCTTCTTAGTTGAAGCTGTCCAAGAAATTCACCATAAAAACTTGCAAACTTTTCAAACTTTAAAAAAATGAAAATTAAAAAACTAGGAGCGAATAAAACGCTCCTTAAATTCTCAGATAAAGAAATTTTAGTTTCTTACGAAACTCCCGTTGCTTGTTATTACAACAATGGTGAGTGCATCAGGACTAGAGAAAATCACTCAAGGACGACCCAAAAACAAATTACACAATATTTCGACTGGGTCGAAGATAAGACAACAATTAAAAAAGTTGATCAATCTTTTCTTGATTCTTTATTAGGAGCTTAAGAAAATGAGTCATTTAATTAATCACTACATAGAAAATAAGGAGCTTATTCCAATGCTCCTTAATTTTGGTTGGATCGTCAGGAATGACACTTGGACAGATTGCCCCTTAGATACTCAAAAATTATTTAAGAAATGGCATCGGTCAGCATATGGGGAATAATTTCCCCTTTTTTCTAATTTTTTGAAATTTTAAAAATTTTTCAAAAAAAAAATTCATTTATCCTAAAAAATTATGACAGTTCTGAATGGCAAAAAGTCCATGAATGGCAAAAAATCTTATTTAAAGCCTGAAGAAGTCATTGTGAATGATTTAATCAAGGCTTTAGAAGATGGCGTTCCAGTATGGCGAAAAGAATGGCAAGTTAAAGGAGGATTTAGAAATGTCTTAACTGGCAATGTCTATAAGGGTTCAAACCCTGCCTTACTTTGTATGTATTCAGCGATTCGAGGTAATTGGCATCTACCATTATTCATAGGAGCAGGGCAAGCAAAATCTATTGGTTGTTTACCAAAAAAAGGCAGTAAATCTGCTCGGATTATGCAACCACTTCAGAGATCATTTGAACTCAAAGAAAAGGACGAAAACGGGAATATTCAATATGGGTCTTATATGGCTTATAAATGTGTTCCAGTTTTTAATGTCGCTGATATTAGGGGCTTAGATGAAGAATCTGAAAAGAAGTTAAATGATCTTATTGATAAGGCTGTTTTAACTTCTGCTCCTAGACCATTAGATGAAAGAGTAAAAACTGCTCACGATAGACTTTTTCAATGGGAAAAAGAAGTCAACACTATAAAAGGTGGAGATCGTGCATACTATCGTGAATCAAGTGACGAAATAGTCGTTCCAAAAAGATACAACTTTAAGAATGATGAGTCTTATTTAGCTACATACGCTCATGAGGCAGTTCATTCGACTAAGCATAAGACAAGATTAAATAGAAATGATCTTTCTTATCCAAACGAAGAATTGGTTGCAGAGCTGGGAGCGTATTTGTTGTGTAACCGACTTGAGATTTCAAATCTTGATACAAAAAATCATGCAGCTTATTTAGAAGCATGGTGTCCAATGCTTAAGTCCGATCCAAAGATCTTATTTAAGTCACTAGCTAATGCGAGCAAAGCAGCAGACATGGTAATTGGTGAGAGTTAATCTCACCTTTTACTTTTTATTCTTTATTTTTTTAAAATTATGATTCAAGAAATTTATAAAGGTTTTCAAATTAATGAGCTTTATAATAAGCAGCAAAAACCTTATTACAATATCGCTAAAGAATTTCAAGATGACCCATATTATGAAATATGGGGAACTGATTATTCAAGTATTAGTGATGCTAAAAAAGCTATAGATAATGGAGAATTGCCAGAATGAAAGAATACAAAGCAACCGATCCTGAAATGGTTCAGGCTCAAAAAGACTTAGCAAAATTATCAAATTTGTCTAATAGAGTTATTTCTAATGATGATGACTTATTTGAAGAGTTAGCCACGATCCAAAGAACACTTTGCGAAATCTCATCGCTTAAAGCAGATTTTTTGCAGAGGTATGAGGATATTTTGGAAGAACAGCACCAATTAGAAACAAAGTTAGCAGTATTTCAAAATCAAATGCTCCATAGCTTTGAATTAGTGTTTAGGTATTACAAAACAAAAAAGAAGGGCTTTAAGTAAGCCCTTTTTCTAGTTTTAATTTGCATCTAGTAAGAATAAGAGTTTCATAAAGTTTTTTATCTTTACTTAAGGCTTTAGTTATCAAAACGTCCCAGTCATTTTCTGATAAAGCGTTTAATTTGTATGGATTGAAACCTAATTCTTCAATTTGAGATAAAAAAGTTTTAATTAAGGACATAATATTTTATGAATATGTCATTAATATATCATAATTGGATTGACGTTTACATAATTATAATGTTATTGTAAGAAAGTGTTCACTTATCCCAAATTTATGGACAGAGATTTTCAAAAGGTCTTAGAAGCCTTAAATACATTCGATTCAAAACTGGCAAAAATCGAAAAAGCTGTTGATGGTTTAGTTAATGGTACTTATGAGTTTGCAAAAAACCAACAAGACCTAAACCAAAACAATGCCGAAGCTCTCAAATCTATTGTTCAAGGTTTAGACAACCTTTTTGATGGATTTAGAAACTTATCTGATGTTCAGATTCAAATTAATGAAAAATTAATCGAAGATTTACAAAACAAGGAGGAAAACTAATGGGTTTAGATATGTACTTTGAAGGTTCTTTTGCTAAAAGATCTTTTATTGAAAGAAAATTTGATGAAAGAAGAAAATGTGAAATTGACCCTGATTTTGAAACTACTCTTAAGTCGATTGGCTTTGAAAACGCTCCAATAGAAATCACTAACTGGAATTATTATTCAATCAATATTCCTATTGCCTATTGGAGAAAAGTTAGCTCTATTCATCAATGGTTCGTTGAAAATGTTCAACATAATAATGATGACTGCGGACGTTATTATGTTGATGAAAATGATATATCTAACTTAGTAGAAGAGATTGATAACATTTTATCTGAACCCGATCCAAATAGAAAAATAGCTAAGGCAGAAGCCAATTTACCTAATACAACTGGTTGCTTCTTTGGTTCTCAGGAATATGACAAGTATTACTTCGAGGATCTTGAGTATACAAAAAAACGTATGCAAGCCTGTTTAGATTGGCAAAAGAAAATGGCAGGAACAGGAAAATGTTTTGATAACTTTTATTATCAATCATCTTGGTAAAAATTATGATTATTGACCCATTTTTAAATAACCCAAAAACACTTTATTTTAAAAAATTTATGAGTCACCCTGTAAATGATGAAATTCTTGAAAATCTTTTTGACGAAGCATACGATTATTTCTCTTCTAATCACCCTAATTGGTCAGAAGAAAAAATATGCTACTGGGCTGAAAAAAATGCTAAAAGAAGATTTGAGGAGATGAGTACATGAATTACAATTTTATGTCGAATATGCAATGTAACATCATTGATGTTATACGAACCATCAAAGAAGAAAATGAAGATGTTTGGAATAGTCCAAAAGATAATGATGGTACTTCAATTACTGTAGGAGATTGCTTGGAAGATCTTGCCTACGATATTGACGAATTATATAAATACTTTAATTGTGATGAGGGTAGAGAATAATGAACATAACAGAGTCCAGAGATGAAGCATTTGAAGCAATAGCAGAAATGCTCCGTTCCAATACAAAGAAAACAAAGATAGCTTCACAACTTGCTGCTGACTATTGCGTAAGTGATAAAACAGTCTACAAGTGGATTACCAGAGTGGAGGAAATGTATGATATCGAGCCAATAGAAAGTATTTTACAGCAACAAAAATCTGAACTGAAATCTGAAATTTATCAGGATTTAATTCGTGATTATCACAAAGCTAAAACTGATAAAGATGACGATTTACGCAGAAAAATTGGAGCTATCCTTAATAATACTTACCTTAAAAAAATTAATTTCAACTGAGAATTTCGCTAGCGAAAATGACTTCCGATCCAATTATTAATCAAGTTGATGAAGAGTTCTCTTTACAACTTACGAAACTAATTAAGAATTACGTTCTTGATTTAGTAAACCATGAAGTAGATGTTATTACTGACTCCGATTGGTTTGATTCAAAAGTACAATCCATTATCGAGGATAACAAATGATTGATAACCCACTACCAGATCAAATCATGCAGGAGAAGGAAACGCTCCAAAATGCTCAAGATTTTGAGTTCTATTGCAACCACCATGCAATAGAAATTGCTGAACACTACAAAGTACATAAAGATTTACATGATTACTTTGCAGAGTGGTATCACGATTATATGCAACAAAACCCTGATCTATTTGATCACACTTGTATTTATCTTGATTCTGATTACATAGTCGATTGGTGGGAGGATAACTCCTACCTTTTTGACAACTTCGATTCACCTTACATGGAGATTGCAAATGAAAACTAAAGAAATTATGTATAGAAGATATGTCGATCTTCTTCCACAAGAAAAAAGATTTTATACTATTAATCGAGAGTGTTTAGAACTTAACGAATGTAATAAGTGTGAAGAAATCGACAGCACTTATGATCTTTATTGGGATTCTGAGTTCGACTTAAAAGGTTGGAATTGTCTTTGTAAAGAATGTTATGAAAAAGAAGGAGGTGAACCACTTGACTGATAAACAATTTATCGAAGCAGTTTATGAACTTGCTTTTGGACATGATGCTATCAATCGTAACTTCGGTCATGCTGAAGTTATCGAACAACTTGAAGAATTTAATGAAGATTCCCTCAAGTGGGAGATCGTAAATGATCACGATAAGGAATTTTACGAAAGGGAATTTTATGGCAGACCATCTAAGGAGGGCATAACAGAATGACTTCTAGATTAGAACAAATCAGAAATGATCTCAATAAATATATTGATGATCAACTTCAAATCGACCCTGCTAATAGAGATTTTGATGTCTTTGCTTTTGAAGAAAAACTTTGCGAAGTAATTGATGATCTTGACTATATTATTAATTACGATCCAACTCCTGATGCAGATTCTCCTTATAGTGATGCTGAATATATCATCACTCCAAAAGAAAGAGATAAAAATTCTTTAGACAGTAAAAGAGAATCTCATTCCCATAGATACTATTCTCACAACTGGTAATTTATTATGACAAACGAAGATTCTTTTACTCCAGTAACACGTTACTCTAGATGCAAAAGATACTCAGGTGCTATCCTCAAATGCCCTAACTGTGGTTCAATAACAACTAC